GAGAGCTCAATGAACCGCGCTGCGACCTCCGCCGCTTGATCGTGCGTGAGACCAAGTTCCTCTCGGATATCCATCAGCGCGTCGGCGATCGATGGAAACTCGCGAGACGCATCGTAGAGGCCAAGCAACTCATCATAGAGCCGCTGAGCCTCGGCGCTGCTGCCCTCAAGGCCAGACGCCAGCTCATGGATCTCACGGACGCGCGCGGCGATTGCTTCTTCGCCGCCAATCGAACCCCTCAGAATCTCGGGCTCCAGATCGGAGATGCGCTCAAACTGACCTGCCATTTCCGCCACGACAGCTGCCAAGCGTTGCATCGCCTCGGTCCGCGCCGCCCGTTCTTGAACTTCCAAGAGGCGACGGGCCTGAGATGTCAGAACCCCATATTCCTCGCGCAAGTCGGCCGTGTCGGCGTTGGCCGCGCGCGAGACTTCGCGATACCGATCAATCGCGTCCGACAGCTTATCCAGACGGTCTTCGAAGGTCTCAGCATCATCGGCCGCGCCGCGTTGTGCATATCCAAGCCCGAACACCGCGGCACTTAACGGCAAGACAGCCGCCGCCACAACGCCGAGCGTCGCGCCGACTGTGCCGAAGCCGCTGAGGATCTGCGGTGCCTGTTGACCCAGCGAGATCATCAGCGGCACGCCCATGCCAATCTGGGTGAAGATGTCTTGCAGCTGGAAAGCAAAGTTTTGCATGCCGCCGGCACCGCCGCGCGTGACAGTGGACCATCGGCCGGTTGACCTGGTCAGCGCCTCCTGGGCCGCCTCAGTTCGGCGATACTCGGCCTGCAGTGCCTCGAGCAGTTGATCGTGCTCGCGCAGGCTGACATCTCCGTTTTGTAGCGCAACCTTTAATGCCCGTTGACTAGTCTCGAATTGTTTGCTCGCTGCGTACATCGGGATGTACTGGCGGCGGAGCTGGTCAACGGCAGCTCGCTGCTGATCGAGATCTCGCTTGAGAACATCCCCGCTTTGCGAAGCGCGCTTCGCGGCCCGGTCAAGGCCGAGCGTCTTGTCGATCAGCTTCTGAACCGCTTCTCCGCTAGCACGGCCCGCCACTACGACGCTGCCAGCGTCCGCTGTGACAGTGAGGCGGGCAAGCATCTCGGTCATGATGTACCCTCACCCGGGTTAAGAAGCCGGATCATCTCGGCCTCGATGACGCGCAAATCGGTTGTCATCTGCGCGTCGATCGCCAGTTCCATCCAGCGCGCCATCACATCAAGCGCCGGCAGATCGAAGCCCATAACAATCGGCCGAGAGAACCCGCCACCGGCAATATGCAGATGGTTGGCGCAGGAACGCGCCAGCTCCACCACCGGTTCCAGTTCTGGCAAGAGCTCGACCAACTCTTCGTCCTCTTTTTCGCCTGCGTTGGGCAACTCGCCCGCGATCTGTCGCGCTGTGGCCTCATCGACGCCGGCCATAGCGATGATGTCTTCGATCAATGCCGAACGGTCTTCTTGCGCTTCTTCTTGCGCCCAAATGCGCCGCGCGGCGCTGCGGAGTTTCCCAGGCGCAGCCCTCCGCCATACTCGGACGCGATATAGGCTTGCGTGATGCCCAGCCGGATCGGTACGTGCTGGAGGAGGTTGTGCAATTTCTCGGGGTCGACGGCGAGATCGACGGTTGCCTCTGGATCATCGGGCGAAGGCGTCTGGATGCCAGACCATCCGATGAACACCTTTTTTAAGCGCTCGATCTCGACCTCTTTGCGCTCTTCCGGCGTCGCGGCGTCGATTGGCTCAGCCAGATCAACCTCCGGGTCGCGCACGAAATGCCCCTCGAATTCGAAGGGCGCGATCTTGTCACCGTCGGGCCAGTGAACCGTCACCGGATGCTTGAATGTCGGACGCTCGGTGTAGACGAACATTGGGCGGCTCCTCATTTGGATTTCTGTGGCAAGGCCTGGATTGTGACCCGCACCGGCACAATCCCGTGTGATTTCGGGACGCTGTTTGCGCCCCAAAACTGCTTCATGTGAGTCTCGGCCGCTTCGACGCTTTCAAAGACCCTTGGCGACCAGAAATCGCCGCGCCCATTGTGGATCGCGTAGCGCTCTCGATGGTCGACGCGCGGGCGGATGTTCTTCAGGAGCGCAGGCACCGCTCACCCCTGGGGCTTGTAGATGATGGCCAGATCGTCATCGCCCTGGTCGCCTTGGAAGACGAGATCAATGTTCGCGCCCAGCTCACCGTTGATGTCCGCCTCACCGGCCCATTTCATCTGCACTTTTGGTCCGGCGATCCGCATGGCGCCATTCGCTGGATCGTCAGCATTGATCTCCCAGATGAACGGCGCGGTGATACCAGTCCGACACTCGTCGACAAGCTCTTTGGTCGCCAGATCCGGCATCCGCACTTGGATGCGACCGGTGTAGCGGCGCATCGCGATATCGACCCCGGGGCAGTTCATATACGTGTCGACCCGAGGCGTCCGACCATCGGAGAAACTGAACTGCGTCACACAGAGCGTCGTGCCGCCAATGGTGAAAGCCTGCATATTAGTTGGCTCACAGGTCGGGCCCATGACCCAACCGGCGAATCCGGGGGCCGACCAAATGTCGGTGACGGGTTTGTTGTAGCGGCCCATCAAGTTCACGTTGAAGAACGGCCGCTGGCCGCTATTGGCCGTGAATGACAGGGACCCGCGCGCCTCGCCGAGATCCTGCACTTGACCACCGATATTCATTTGCAGATCGACAGACCCGAAGGAGCCGCCATGGCTCAGCGGCGCGTAGGTGACACTGGTGGCCGCGACGATCGTCTCCGAAAGGCCGCAGGCCTTGAGCAAGTGGCCAATCCGCGGCGCGGTACCGGCCGCCCCACCACAGCCGCCATCCAGCTCGAACTGGACGCCGGATCGCGGATTGAACAGCTCTTCTTGCTGGGCGCCCTCCGTGCCGTCGGCATAGGACTGCTCAGTGTAGTCGCCCTCGAGCTGACTCGGCCGGAGGTTGCGGCACAAAACAGCATGCGTCGCGTCGATTGGCTCGACGGCTGCGCTATCCTTGGCACGGATCATCCGATACTTGTAGCTCATGCTCATGGCGAGCCTCCTGAGATGTTTCGATGAAAACTGATGCGGTAGTCGTCCTGCCAGAACAGGCGCCCGTCGCGATCGACACCGCTGACCAAGCGACCGGAGGTCGGCAGGCAATAGCCGTCGGCGCCTGGATACTGGTAGAGGGCCAGGACTGTCATGACTTCGTCGCGGATCGTCTTGATGCCATCAACAGCGCGATCGCCGCGACGGTCACCGATATCGCGCAGCGCTAGAACAACGGAGAAGGTGAAGCCGACACGCTGGCTCAGACCATCGCAATGGGCATACATCTGCTCACCGCCGCGCTCAGAAGCCGGCAGGAGGTAGGCAGCCGGTGTGACGATGGCATCGGCCTTTACGGCGCCCAGGTCTTTGGCTGTGCCAACAAAACGCAAAGACGTGACTGCGCCCTCGAGATGCGCGGTGATCGTGGTGACGGAAACGCTGATCATTGAACATCACCAAAAGCACCCAAGAAGAAGTCTTCGACAAGGTCATAGATCTCAAGTTCATCTTGGTCCGACACGCCCAGGTAAGGGCGCGCGGGAATTGTGACGGACGCAACCGTCACGTACTCACCATTCGGCAACTGAAAAAAGAGCGCTTCGGCATTGCGTGGCACAATCGTTGCCCCGGCTTGGTGGACGCCGGCATAGATCAGGTTGGAGCCGATATCTGTCCGGGCTGGATCGGCCGTGTGCGTGATTGATGCAGCAAGGCGGCCGCTCTCGAACAGCGTCAGGCCGCCATCCTCCTTTGCACGAAGAGACTGCGGCCAAGCTGCTCCATCCGGCGCGACATTGGTGTCCTCGATGCGGTCGCGGGCCGACTGCTCAAGCAAGGCCCCGATCTGATCCATGAGCGGCGTCATGTCGAGCCCAGCATCGGCCATCGCCGCGAAGCGCGTTGGCGCCACCCCAGAGTCAAATGAATATGAAATGCGAACGACCATCGGTCAGAAGCCTTCAAGCGTGTCGCGTGTGAAGACCGGGGCCTCGCCCTCATCGAGCACCACGCCCGGCGATGTGGTGATTTCGTCGCCGCTGGTCTCATCACCGATGGAGACTTCACCGCGGGAAACACTCTTCAAGTAGGCGAGCTGGCCTTCGCGTAGCTTCTCGACGGCGTCGGGGACTGTCGCCGAGGCGTTCACATACAGGCGGTGCAACGCCAGATCACGACAGACGACATTCAGCATCCGCGGCGGGTCAGCAAGAGGGAGGGTCACGCGCTTCGCGATCCAGCCATCGATCTCCGCGTTTGCGTCTTCGAGCGCGGCCTGCAGCTTGGAGATGTCCACCGTGTCGGCTGCCCCATCGCGATCCGTCAGCAACCGGAGATCCTGCGCCGGAATGGCGTCCTGCAGGTCTGCTGTGGTGGCATAGGTCATTGGATAGGGCCTCCGAGGTTGGTGGGCCTTTTAAGGTCATGCCCAGGACCCGCCGGACGAGTTCTCCCGCCCCTTCTGCTCCGAGCGCTGGCGAGGCGCCCTCTCTGGTATTCGGCGGGCCTTTTTCTGTCCTGCCCAGGACGGCTGGTTTGGGCGTGTGAGCTACGGCTCCTAGCTTCGAAGCTGCCCCAACGGGTGCTGACGGACTTGCGGCCCGGACCAGACACGCCCCTCTGGTGAATTATGCGCCCCGACCCGGATCACCTGGGGGATGTCGTTTGGGTCGGGGCATCTTCGGGGGAGCCCGCCCAGGCCACCCCCCGAAAACCTCAACTTGCAGGCTTGATCGAGAAGAACGGGTCTCCCTCAAGCGCTTGGCGCAAATCATCAGTCAGTTCGCTCGCCGAGATCACGGTCTCGCCGAGATCCCAGGCCCGACCGCCACGCCGACGCCCTTGGCGCGCCATACAGACGATCGTGATTTCAGCCTCGGTGGCTTTCTTCGCAGCAGCCTCAGCCTTCTTGGCCTCAGCTTCAGCGGCCTTCTTCGCGGCAGCCTCCGCCTTCTTGGCCTCAGCTTCAGCGGCCTTCTTCGCGGCAGCCTCCGCTTTCTTGGCCTCAGCCTCCGCAGCCGCCTTCGCGGCGGTCGTGGTGTCAGACTTCGCGTTCATGTCGACCTCCTCAGCTCAGCGTCAGGCGGCGCTCGACATGCACTTCGGCCGTCTTGTACCACTCGTTTGTGCCACCGTTTGGCAGCGTTTCATTGTGGATCAAC